CGTCAACAGGCTCAGACGTGGCAACAAGGAGTTGAGGCCGAATTTAGATTGTTCGCCGAGAGCCATGAGAGCGACTTTGCGAGGACTGAAAATTTTTATCAAAAAACGTATTCTACTCTTCACTCTGAGTTAGAGGGCGGGGACTGTTTTTCCTTACTTGTCAACAAGCCGCGCCCCGGCTCCCCATACGATCTAAAGATCCAAACCATCGAGGCCGAGCGCGTAAGCAATCCAGATAATCAATCTAATGATGAGACTCTTCGGTTTGGGATTGAGCGTGACGCGGATGGCGTACCAGTAAGGGTTCACATATCGAACAGGTTCCCGTTGACTACTAGGGGCGGCGCGGGGATGACGTGGCAGGCTCGGGAAATATTTTCGTTAAAGTCGGGTCGTCGTAATATCCTACATCACTATGACCAAGTGCGGCCGGACCAGTCACGAGGCGTCCCGATCCTAAGCACGGTATCCGAAAAGCTTTTAAACTTGTCGACTCTCTCCAATGCTGAGTTGCTGGCGTCCGTATTAAATAGTTATTACGTTATATTTATAACAGGCGCAAAGCAAAGCACAGGTGTTGCTCGTAAGAACCCGACAGCGTCGGAGAGCCAGCAGAGCGATCAGACCGTCAAGATGGGTTCCGGTTCCGTGATCACAATGCCTGACGACGTTGAGATCGAGAGCTTCGACCCCAACCGGCCGTCACAGCTATTCCAGCCCTTTTTCGAGGCTATTGTTGCTGAGATAGGCGCACGGGTAGGGGTTCCAAAGAGTTTAATTCTCATGACCTTCGATCGTTCCTACTCCGCGAGCCGGGGCGAGGTTCTGTTAGGTTGGGTTTATTTTTTAGCTAAACGGTTGCATATAGCAAATACTTTTTGTCAACCGGTTTACGAAGCCTTTCTGGATGAGGCTGTAGCAAAAGGATTCATTACAGCCCCCGGATATTTTTCAGATATACGGATACGCAAAGCTTACTGTGGATCAGCTTATAGTCAGTGGCGAGGCCCGACAATGCCCGCCATTGATGTATTGAAGGAAGCTCAGGCAGAGGCCATCAAAATAACTCAATCTCAAACCCGGAGCCGTAAGCAAAGCGCCAATGAAGTTGATGGCGTTGATTGGGATACAACGGTTCAACCTCGGTTGATAGAGGAAGCCGAAAAACTTGGAAAGGTAACTAACGATGAAAATCCTTGAGATTATAAACGCGCCGTGGATGCTGACTCGCGAGAAACTCTCACAGATAGCGGCTATATATGCGACGCATCTGCAAGGCGATAAAATTGATTTTAAAGCGTTTCAATTCGATAAGCCTGATCCTAACGCGCGACGGTTCGAGGTCGTAGAGGGAAATGCTTTGATCGATGTACAGGGGCCATTGACTCCGGGGGCCAGTTTCTTTTCATTTTATTTTGGGGGAACGAGCTTAAAAGATGTTCAAAAAAATATTCAAGCGGCCCTTGACGCTGACGATGTTGAGAGGATCATACTTCGTATAGACTCTCCTGGCGGTTCTGTACAAGGGACCTTCGAGCTTGCTGAATTTATTGAAAGGGCCACGGACGAAAAACCAATTATTACTTTCAGTGATGGTACGGTCGCGAGCGCCGCCTACATGCTGGCAGCGGCCACCAACGGGATTTATATTACCGGGAAAACAAATCAGATTGGCTCGATCGGCGTGATAGCGCGGCGTTACGATGATAGCAAATGGAACGAAGATAAAGGCTTGCTTGTAGAGGAGTTCGTATCAGGTCGCTACAAAAATATTGCCTCTCCTGACAAACCTATTGATGACTTCGACCGGGAAGCTATACAGGATCAAGTCGATTATTTATTTTCAATTTTTGCGAACGAGGTCTCAAGGCTTCGGGACATCGAGGTTAAGACCATTCAAAAGTGGGAGGCCCGTGTTTTTATCGGTGAGCAAGCGCTCGCGGCGGGCCTAGTGGACGGTGTTTCCACGTTAGATCAAATCATAGGAGCGCCCTCGGGTATGGGGGCTGAAGCGTTTAACTCAATCAAAAAGGTTAAAATGACAGAACAAAAATTGACTCTTGAGTCTCTACAGACCGACCACCCCGAGGTTTACGAGGAGGTTAAGAAAGCGTCCTTTTTAAAAGGCCACGAAGCCGGAATGAAAGACGGTAAAGAAATTGGCGCGAAGGATGAGCGGTTGAGGATTCAAGGTATTCAAAAAGTTTTCTTCAAGGGCCACGAGGAGTTGCTCGAGTCGATGATCTCGGACGGCGCTGTCACGGTTGGTGAAGCGGCGATCAGATTTAATGAAGCCGAGCGAACTGTACGGGAAAAGGCTGGAGCCGATGAGGCCAACGCCATGCCTAAGCCTATCGAGACTGACGAACCGGGCGAACCGAAACCAAAACCAACCGAAGAGACTGACCCCAAAGCCGTATGGGATGGGAACGCAGAGCTTCGAGCCGAGTTCGGTGACGTTTATGAGCGGTATGAGGCGTTCCTCAAGGCCGACAAAAAAGGTCTTGTGAAAATTTTAAGTAGGACCGACGCATAAGGCCCCGCTGTTACTGAACGCGGAGTTTTATCAATTTAAATAATCAGATACGGAGTAATTAATTATGACTACTCTTGCAGCCAATAGCCCTAGAGATTACGAACTAGGTGATCACAATCACATTCCTGTAATCGCCTCGGACATTATCTATGAGGGTGCGGCCGTGGGTATTGTTCCCGGCACGGGCCATGCGCAACCGCTGGCGGCTACTGACAAGTTTGGTGGGTTCGCATTGAGAAAAGCCGACAACTCAAGCGGCTCCGCAGCCGATATAACGGTTGAGGTCTCTCGTAAAGGGAGTGTAAGCCTTGCTGTATCAGGTGCAGTGATTACCGACGTAGGCCAGCCAATCTACGCAACCGACGATGACACCTTTGTCTTTACGCCCGTTAGTTCAGTGTTTGTCGGGTTTGTAAAACGATTTGTTTCGAGCGGTGTGGTGATAGTGTCCTACGACGTGGAAGGGTTCACAGATCCTTACGCAGAGTACACTGTCCGCGAGACGATCAGCGCAAACAAAACACTGGACGCCGCGGACACGGGCAAGCTTTTTGCAGTTGATACCGACGCCAAGACGATCACGCTGCCAGCAATAGCCGACGGTTATGCAGGTGGGATGATCGTTAATATTGGCGCGTTCGGCACTGTGCTGATAACCATTAGCCCCGGAGCCGATGACATGATCCTCGGGCCGGATATTACCGGAGCCAACAATAAGGATCTGCTCAATACCAAGGCGACCGCAGTCAGGGGCGATCGTGTTAAGCTCGACCTTGGGGATGCCGACGGTTATGTCGTTACGAACATGCGCGGAACATGGGCGCGTGAAGCGTAAAAAATGAAAATTTTTCTACAGCTCCCGGTGTAGGGGCTTTATATAAACCTTATATAAGGGAGTTTTAAAAAATGAGTATTCAAGCGTTAAGCTCGAGGGCCATCATTGGCGAGTTCTACAGACTGCTTCTTTTGGATGCAGGCGCAGGATGGGTCCCGTTTGTTTCGATGTTGTTTAATTCCGATCAAGAGTCCGAGGAGTATAAATGGCTCGGAATGGTTCCCGCGATGCGTGAGTGGATCGGTGGTCGTGATGCTAAGGGATTCTGGGACAATGGTGTAACGATTAAAAACAAACTGTACGAGGCCACGCTGACAGTCCTTAAACGGGACCTCGACAGAGATAAGACCGGTCAAACGATGATTCGAATTGCTGAACTGGTTCAGCGTACACAGTCTCATTGGGCCAGTCTACTGTCAACGCTGATCATAAACGGTGAATCTACCGACTGTTACGATGGTCAGTATTTTTTCGATACCGATCACACTGAAGGGAATAACTCGACGAGTCAAAGTAACGATTTGTCGATTGACATAAGCGCCCTTCCAGCAGCGGTTGCCGGTTCAACGACGGTCCCGTCTACTGAGGAAATGAGCCTCGTGATCTTACAGTGTATCCAAGCTATTGCCGGGTTTAAGGACAATGAGAATGAGCCAATGAACGAGAACGCTACCAATTTTCTCGTCATGACTCCTGTCTCTCTGTACTCGGCGGCGCTGGGCGCGGCCACGAAGATGCAAGTCTCCGGAGGCACGGATAACCTGCTTGTAGGGAGTGGCTTCAATGTAAAAGTTGTGGCTAATGCCCGTTTGACGTGGACCGAGCAAATTGCAGTGTTTAGATCCGATGGCAGCGTTAAACCCTTTATCAGACAGGAAGAAAGTCCGGTTGAGTTCCGGGCTATTGCAGAGGGGTCTGAGCTAGAGTTCAACGAGGACAAACACAATTACGGCGTTAGAGCGCAGCGCAATGTTGGTTACGGTTACTGGCAACACGCTTGCTTGGCAACGATGACCTAGAGCGTCCCCTCCCTAGGGACTTGAGAGCGTGGCCCCATTCTCGTCATATACGAATACGGGGCGGGCCGCGCCCTCATTAATTAAAATAAAAGGACACGGAATGAAAAATCTTATCGTTACTGGAAGGGCCGCTATTGTGGAGTCAGGCTCGACACTCGAGCTTACTCCTGAGCAGTATAGGCGGCGTAAACATCGCTTGGAAGTAAAAGATAAAAAGAAAGGTCTCTATGTGGCCCTTGAAAATATGCCTTTTAAACAAGGTGAGGTTTTTGCTTATGAAGGTATAATGAAAAAAATTCCTTTTGCGGATAATGTACAGGACGTTGATGAGTTCGACAAGCAGCTTGAGGAGCTTGTCACAGATCCGGAAAAAACCTCTGAAGATGGCCAGACACTCGCTGAAATGTTAGCCGTTAAAATAAAAGTCGATATCCGTGAATGGTGTCTGGATAATGAGATAGACCTACCTTTCGCGGACCCGGATTTCAATTTAAAAAACATTTCCAAAGACGACATGATAGAGGCTATTGAAAATTATATGGATATGCAGGATAAGTGATGCCGACATTATTCGATGGACAAGAAACGGACGGCGACAGTTCCGAGATTGATTGGAACGGGAACCGAGTCGGTTCCTATCAAGCCTTTGGGACATGGGATGGCGCTACAGTCACGATTAAAGGGTCTCTAAACAATGGCTCGAATTATAATAATCCGCCCGAGTTAGCTATAACAGTGGACGAGATAGGACCCCTAGAGATGGGACCGGGGAAGATGAAGGCCACTATCTCTTTTCATATCAGCGAATGCGAGGATCAGTGGTGCTATAAGCTCTGAGAACGCGGCTCAAGACACACTCGATGTAAAACTAGAATATCACGTTTATTGATATGGCCTTTAAAGACGACATGCTTGAGGATCTCGACATAATACTGGATGACGACGAGTTTGCGACAGAGGCGACGATAACGCCCCGCGAGACAGGCGTTGAGAGCGCGGCCTTTAATGTGATACTCGGCGAGGCCACTCTACACGGGGATGAGGAACGAAGCGAGGTTGTAGATTACGATATTGAGGTTTCAGGAAAAACAACCGATCTATCAAGTGTATTAAAACGGGATACGATGACTTTAAACTCTACAGACTACGAGGCCATTAACAATGCGGTCCCGGACTCTGTGCGGTCGGGTTGGTCGGTTGTCATGCTACGGTTGCCACGTCTACAGGAAACTAAGATATGACTGATGAGGAGCTTAAACGCCTTGCTGGTGTATTGTGGGAGCAAGCCCCTACAGCTAGAACCTTTACAAATAAGCAAGTAGCCGTGGCCCTTATTGCAGTTTTCATTTTTGCTTTTGGGGCCAATTTCGGAATTGATAAAGTTTTGAATATTCCATCAGACCTTACCCCGAGGGCGTGGAAAAAGGTTCATAACTATGCGGTAGAGGATCAACCCAAACGTGAAGCTTATTATCAAAAAGTCATAGAGGGTTTCGAGCGAGCTGATATAGCTCATGTACAACGAATGGATCAATTTGATAAAGCCCTCATTGATATTACGAGGGACGTGCAGGACCATATAGAGGACCCAAACAAACATTTATAAAAGGTAAATTATGGAAAGTAAAAAGACTGAAACAAAGGGCCACGCGATGAAAGAAATTAAGAATCCAAAAAAGGATTTTCATTTGTACGCGCCGCCGATATGCGATATTGAAATTGTTAAAGGGGTCCCGGTGTCGATCCCCGCAGTGTTTATGCAGAATATGAAAACCGAAGGTGTTACCTAACCGCCCCGGTGAGGGCTTCGAATTAAATAAAGTATATACGGAGTAAATAAAATGTCTTTATCAGATCCGCGAATTAATTTTGGGGTCCACAGCTTGACCCCCGTGAGCAGGACAACCGGGCTACCTTATGGTATTCTGCAAGTCCTTGGAGACGCCAATCTAAGCCTTTCAGCGGAAAGTGTAGATTTGTTTGGCGGCTCGAGCCTGTTTCCTTGGGCGTCTGAGGTAACTCAGATAAATTCACAATTGGTCGTAACAGTAAAGGCCACGCCGGATTTTTTGTTTGAATTGTATATGGGAGCCAGTGTGACCACCACGGCGGCTTCAGCTACTAATGGTACGATAAGCGCTCTGACAAACTACGTCGGAACGAGTGTCTTTGATGCCGTAACAGGGATCACTACCGCAACGCTTAAGGCGGGAGAGGGGGCGAACCTGAAGTTCGGGACGTACATCATTGAGGAGGTTACAGCGACCACGGTAGATGTGTATTGTGTAACTGACCTTCAGTTCACTCGTGGCACGGATAACGAGTTTCAGAAC